GTGGTAGTCTGGTGCGAAGTAACGCAAAAGAAAAGCACACTCAAACCTAGCCATGAACCGCGAATGATACATGTCGAACCGGGAATAGTCTGTCTCCACAATCGTCTCATATGTTTGCGCCTTATAATATACCAGATTTGCTAAATCCTCAGGATTGCGTGAAAAGGCGTACCAGTGATACTGAGCGACTACCTTGGAGGCAGGGTAAATAAACTGAGCAAACTGTAGCTTATGCCCGGTCGAGGTTTGGGTGATATTGCGCGGTGCTGCGATATCGCCAGTTGCCTCCGCTTTCTGGAAAGAGCTTATTTTAGCATCAACCATGTTTTCCATATACGGGGCTGTTAGTGTAAACTTAGCGCGTTGCTGTGGCTTGCTCTGTGCATCCCACACCTCGTCCAATGAACAGGGTACACCCGTATGGACAAGGTCGGCTGGGATTAATAGTGATATGAACTCAGTGGCGACTTGTTGGTAGAAGGCTGATGGCGTTACATCATTCACCTCCCTAAGAACGCGTCCTGCCAATGAGGCCACAGAGTTGTTAACTGAAGACACAGCGTGAAAGCCGGCGCCCAATAACAATGGCGCCATAAAGGGTACTACTTTTGGTACCCCATCCTCTAAAAGCAAGGGTTTAGGTGTTTGGTAGGCCCCTGGGTCCTGTATGGCTGTGGTAGCCACTGCAGGGCCCATATCCGCAAATAACTCGGGATTACTCATGAATGCCCCCGTCAACAAAGCTGCTGCCGCCTCAGGGGCGGCAATGTTGTTTCCTGGGGCTCTGAGTAATCGCTCGACCTCGGAGGCAACCGGGTGCTTAGCCATCCTAAGCCGAGCTATGGAGGCAACGAACGTGGCATCTGGGATCTTAGCCACATACACACTGTCAGGCGCTGCCAGGCAGTGCATTATGGTGTTGCCCTCATGGTAACGAGTATATGAATATGGTCCAGCGGACGGTGCCAAATACTTCACTGGGCACGCTGGCAACCAGTGGCTAGCCGGGTAGGAAATGGTACTACGGCAGAATAAACCTATAATCACCCTTGAAGGGTCTGCTTTCAATTCCCTGCGCTCTACGGCATATGTGTACAGGTTATCACCATGCTGGATCGCCAAATTGTCGGTCTGGTAGTCCCACAAAGGGTGGGCATAATGTGCCCCCCCTTGGACTTGGTACTTGACGATTCCGTCTTTCATGGTGTAAAACCCGTTAGGAACGGTACCTGATGGCTCCTTGGGCGCGAATGTAAACATAAGCGCGTCGTTTCCATGGAGGTACTTGTTAATGTCGCAGTAATAGTCTACATCAACGAACTTCAGTATATGCTCTGGTGTTATCTCATCATTACGTGGTGGTAGAGCATAATCGCGTACAGAATAGTACCCGTGAGAGCCGTCGTAGTGCTTCATCATGTCGGGGTGTGACATCGACACCGAATAGACCTTAAATCCATTCATCAATATAAACTGGTCAATGGCATCCCCTACTACATTTCATAAAGCGGCGGCATCTGAGTGCGGATGATTCTGTACCTTAGCTACTGTGACCTCCATGGTCCTAAAAGCCATTCTGAGGCGTTCCGTATGCTTGCTTAGTACTTCACCGACCAGGTTATCACGCCTCTTAGGGGCTATGGTGCCAAGAACGCCATAAAGGCTCTTGCGTGGGCCGTGGTGTACTAATACGAACATAACACGCCGTAGTTTACACAAAACTAGTAAGAGGACCGCTATGATGCCTGCTATCGATGCAAGCGCCAGTAGGTCCCAACCATCTCTTGACTCAGTCTTGTAGATGCAACCGTACGCAGATTCCTGGTACGGGCACCATAATGTATCGGTCTGCACTGTGTAGCATGCGGATCTGTAACAGTAATAGCCAGTCCGCAGCGTGTTGGTGCAACTAAAACTCATGAAGTCACAAGAGGTGGTTATATCTAGGGTTACGTAACTCTCCGGCTG